GGAGTTCTATTGTGTTTATTTACAAAAGAATTATGCAATTGTTTTGCTGTCATATCATGTTTTTTCATAATACGACGCATTAACTGATCAATAGCATCATATGAAGTATCATCTAATTTTTTTAATCCAGTTTCAAGTTCTTGAATTGCATCATCTTCACAACCACAATGTTCTTTTACATCTTTAAACTTTTTATGCTCTTTTTTAGCATCTGATTCCATTTTTTTCAAACGAGTGTAATAATCTGGAATTTCATCTAAATGTTGAAGAGCAATATCAGTTGCAAGATCTTTATCTTTAGTGTGCTCATGTTCAATTGGAATTCCCATTTTAAGTTGATTCTTTACAAATGAAACTTCTAGGCGATGTTTCTTTGCAATTTCTTCAACTGTTTTGTGGGACTTTACTTCATGCATTTCATTAAAGGGAGATTTAGATTTTGTTTCTTCGCCTTTTTGTCTTTTTTTACGAGCGGCACAATGAGCTTTCTGAGAAAATCCGCTTGGATTATCACAATTGATTGATCTTTTATATTTGTCAGACCAGCTCATTAAAATATTTGTTTACTCTTTATTATTTAGAAAACCTTGTTTGAGTAGTTTTGATAACTCTGATGTAGATCCTACAAAAATTGCATTGTTAGTTGTATTATTTGTAGTTTTACCTACATCTTCTTCTACTTCTTTCAACTTCTTTTGAAGATCTATAAGCTTATCTGTAACATCACCAACACTTTTTATAAGTTGACCAGCAACTTCATATGCTCTTGGACTTCCACCTTCTCCAGCAAGTTCCATAATTCCATTAATTGCTTCCTGACCTTTTTCAATTAGTGAATATAAATTTGCACGTGTATACTCATAATCTTTTTGAATATCATCAGACTTTAATGGAGTAATATTTAATTCCTCTTTTACTTTTTCTACCTCTACGATGTTACTCTCAATATTAAGAGATGCATCCAAACTATCATAATTATTTTTCATAGTTTATCAAATATCAGTTTGTCTTGTTGGACTATATTCTTTACCATCAAAGAACATTTCAATAGATTCGTCAAATCCAAAATCATCACCAGGTTCTGCGGTAATTGGATCTGGAGTAACAGTATATCTCATTTCTCGTTTTGCAGTTGCAGTATCAGTTCCAGTATAGTAATCGACTTGAACTTTACGAATAAGTCCATCTGTGTTATCAGCAATAGGACCAAATAGATATGTTTTTGCAGTAAAATTAAAAGTATAAATTAAAATTCTTCTTGTTGAAAAATCACCCTCATAATCGTCTGTAAATGTTACACTATCTAGAACAATAGGAATATCTCTTTTTTCACCTATAGAATTAACTAAATCAACAGTCAAATTAAATGATGGTTGGAAATATGGTAAAATTTGTTCAACTACTTGCAATGCATCGTCTTGAATTTTGCTAATTAAATTTAGTTGAAATCCGAGATTATATGGAACAGGTAAATAAACTTTTTTTAAATTATTTCCATCCAGTGCTTTAAAAGTTTGGGTAACATTTGCTTTTCTTGCTGGGTCGTATTGAATTGATGTCATTTCAAATGACAATCTGGGCAAAGTCATTGCAATTGGTTTATTCAATTCTGCTTGCTGCTGAAGTCTTGCAAGAAACTTTTGAATTGGTCCATACGCTAATGGAACTTTAATTTCACTAATACTATTACCAGTAGAATCTTTATGTTTAATATAAATTTCATTGAAAACTGTACCAAAAGAAATAACAGTTCTTCTTATAATCTCGTGATAAAAATAAGTTCCTAACATTAATAATTACCAAATGGATTTGATTGAGAAAAATCTAAAATGCTATCAGCAGCATCTTCAATTTCTTTATTTTCACTATATTTATCATATAGATCCATATTATTAAATGAAGATACTGCAAATGTAGCAAGTGAGGTTGATCCGGTAATAATTTCTCCAGGATAAAAACCTTTAGAAGATAAGTTATCAACAAATGAAACTTTAAGGGTTCTGGTATCATAATCCCAAGATTTAACGCGGGCAACTGTTCCAGATATTGATCCGGTAACAATTTCATTAAAGATATAAGTTCCAATTCCAGAAGAAAGGGGTGGTTGTGCAATTGTAACTGTCGGTGCTTGAGTATATCCTGCTCCTGGATTTATAATTCTAATAGATGATATTGTTTGCCCAGCACTAACTACAGCAGTTCCAATTCCTGTTACACCAGTTCCAACAGATCCAACTATCGTAATATTTGGTTTAATAACATAACCACTTCCAGGGAAAGTTACGGCAAAACTAGTTATTCCGCTTAAAGTTGTTTCAATCGAACAAGTTGCTGCAGCTCCAGTTCCACCACCACCAGAAAATGTTATTGTCGGTGCTTCAGTATATCCTGCTCCAGCGCATGTTAATTGTATTTCTTGGATTGAACGAACTCCACCAACACTTGTTGTGATTGCAACTGCTGAGGCATCTTTACCTCCAGGAGGAGCGGTGCTAATCGAAACCACTGGTGTTGAAGTATAATCATATCCATCATTGTTTAAAAATATTTGTTTGATATAACCAGTATTAATAGTTGTTGTTGCGGATGCTGATAAACCAATACCAACCATAGTTAAAGTTGTGATATAACCTTCTTCTTGAACTTGAGTATCAATTTCCTCAACTGTTGTGTCAATAACCTCGTCTTCATATTCAAAAAGTTCACATTTTAATTCATAAACGTATAATTTACCTAGTTGATAAAAATTAACCTCATGTTCAACAAACTTAACTTCAAAAAGTCTTTGTCCCAATGGAAAATAGACTAAATCACCTTCTCTTGGTCTAGTAGCAAGAATAATTTCATCAGTATCACTTGAATCTAAAAATGGAGAAATAAAATCCTCAAATCTTTCTTTAGAAATAACCAAACTTAATTCATCTTTTAAACTCATTCCAAATTTTGTAAGAATATCACCCTGTCCGGTATATCCATCATAATTGTTAATGTACGCTTCTATAGCAAAATTATCATCAAATTTTGAGGATGATATCTCTTTGAGAATAGTTTGTTTTTTTACAAATTTTCTTGGTATATAAATTACATCGACGCCATAAATTTTCAACTGTTCATTGATTAAATCTTGAACAAGTCTTTGTTCTCCAGGTGATCCTTGTAAGAAAAAGGGATTAAGTGCCATTATCCAATAAAATCGTATGGTGGAAGTTCATAATCATAAGACATTCTTTGTCTAATGTCTTCTAATTCTTTTTCAGCATCTTCATATAATTCTCTACCATTCAATTCGATGCCTCCAGGAAGTTTAACACCTCTAAATTTAATTAAATTCTGACCCCATTGTCTTTTCATCAGAGCAGTTAAATATCTCTTTAGAAAACTATCATTATAAACACCAGTAAAATTATTAGGATCTAAAATTCTATAACAATCTATAACTATAAAAGTATCTTTTGCTTTTGCTTCCCAATCAATATCCAAATATAATCTATCTTGTCTTTTGTTAAATCTAATTTGTTTGTCAGTTGAAAGTAAAAAGTCAATATCTTCCAAGTAAGTTTTTACCATTGCATATTGTAAAAGTTCAACTGAATTAAAATAGTACAAATCATTTAAAAATAACTGATATTTTATACTCCACATTCCAGCGGAAATTGAACTCGTATCAAATTTAAATATTTTTTCAATACCTATAATTGAATCTGGAACTTGAATAAAATTAGAATTTTCATAAAAAGATGAAGTTATTGTTCCTAAACCACTAATATTTGTGGAGGTTGCAGTTGTTGTTACAATACCAACTCCAGTGGTTGTAATTCCTACAGATCCAGGAGAACTTGCTCCTTTTGCCCTATCAATATCTGCCTGTGTTATTTTATATTTCAAATACATTCTTTCGACACCATCAAAGTGTCTCTCTTGAAAATATTGCAATGCATCATCAACTAAATCATCAATTTGATCGTCATCAATATTAATTTCTAAAACTGGAGCTCCTAAACGTCTTAGACAGTAATCTATTAATTGTTGTCTTGATGCTGGTTTTGCCATCAGTAAAATCCTCCATCTATTGTATTTGACCAGGTGGGTATTCCAGAATTATCCGTTGTAAGGATAACATTTGTATAATCAATTGCGGAAGTTGTTGCTCCGGTAGAAACCATTAATTTGGATGAATTAAAATAAGCAATACCACTGGTGTATGTTGGATCATAATAAAGAGCATTTGTTACAGTTGCGTATCCTACTCTTAAATTTGTTGTAGTGAGAATTCCAGAAATATTTCCATTTCTGGCATTAAATTCATCAAAATTTAAATCATCTCCTATGTAAAGATCACCATCAATATAAATATCACTTTTAAAAGTTGCTATTCCAGAAAAAGTTGATATGCCACTAACAGTTAATGATCTTACAGAAGCAATTCCACCAATTACATTTTCTGCATTTACTGCATTACCACCAGCAGATCCAGAAATACTGGAAACAACTTTAATGGCATTAGATTGACCAACTCTAACTTTAATGTCAGACATTATCGGGTAACTCCCTCTGTTACGAGAACCATTCCCTCAATAACCCTGTTTTTTACATTAGCACTATCAGTAATTACAACATCATAAACATATCTGCCAGGTTTTAAAACAGATGTTTGCGCGGCAGTGAGTCTAAGTAAAATTTTTCCAGAAGCAGCTGGTGATATAATTGACGCTGTAAAAATTGTTGATGAAGAACTCCCAGCCCATTTTCTCATTTGAGCGGCAACTGTATATCCAGTTAAATCAAATGCAGAATTTGTATCCGATCCTTCTAACGTAAAAGATTGACTAAAATCACTGTCAGCATTCACAACCAGGTTATTAACATATACTGCTGCCATCTATTTTTTAAGCTCTACTTTTTATTTATATCTCAAGAGCTCCAAGTGATCCAATAACTTCTTGTTGCTTTAAATATAATTTGCAATATAATTTTGCAAAATGTTTTAATTCATCAAGATTCATTTCATCAATACAACGAGAATGCTTTTCATATTCAAATAATTTATTTACAGATGATAACTCAATTTTATTTGGATCCATTGATAATTTCCCTAAGTAAAGATTTAATTTCAGCAATATCATTTTTCATATTTTCAATTTCTTGCTTTTGCAAATTTCTATTGTTTAATGAATTCATGTATTGATTATATGATTGATTATCGCAATTAAGAATAGCACCTGTCTGTTCGTCACGATACAAATTTGGGTGACCTTTTACTGGAATCATCATGCTAATGCAATACTTCTTAGATCTTTGAATCTTGGAGCATATGCTTGATTTGTTCCAGACATTACAATTTTAATAGTATATCCAGTAAAACTTCCCAAGTTATTGGCACTAAATTCATATTCTAAAAATTGATTATCCAAACTTGCAGGGACAAAAACATCAGGAAGTCCACTATTATTTGATGGATTTATAACGTCAAAATAACCATCTTGATTATTATCCAATGTTAGATTATCATATCCCGGGAACAGATCAAAAGAAGGTGTAACTTCACTTGAATCTGGTCTAATTAGACTATATAAAACTCTAAAATCAGCAGATGCATGTCTATAAGCACTTATAAGTACTTTTAAGGAAGTTGCAGGTTGATTAAGTCTAATAGTATTTGAAACATAAATTGCAGCATGTGGATCATTTAGAATGCTATTAACTCTATTATCTGTAATGTAATTTTGAACTGGAGAATTAAGTCTATTATTTAAAAATTCAACTGAAGATTCTTTCCAGAAAATCAATGGAGAAAGATTAGAATCAGTTGTTTGCATATCAACTTTCAGTGTAAATGACTTGTTTCTCAGAAGTGAAGATAAATGCTGCTGTTCATTTACATTTGAGCAAACAATTCTAGTTGAAGTTAATTTGTTTTCAACATCAAGTTCAATATTTTCATAACCTTGATCTATAAATGAAACTTCTGTTCCACTTACACTTGTCCCACTAACTGTTCTTATTTGCCCATTAACTGTTGATGAGGATCCTGGATTGAGTAATGCAATATGAGGAATTACGCTATTAAATTGTATGTTTTCAGATGCTTGAACCTCACTTCCACCACATGACAATTCATTAGCAAATGAAAGTTGTGGGAAACTAGTAGGAGTATTATCAGAAGATCTATCAACTCCATTGGTAGACCTATCAAATTCCACATAATATTCATCAATACCAATACCAGTAGAACTTACATTATGTGTTTTGTTGATTCTTCTCAATGAAACACCGCCCAATTCATACTTGTAAACGGGAGTATTTAAGTCATGACTGATTACAAGAGTAGAATCTACACCTCTAGTGATAGTTTCAAGAGTACCAGTACCTAAACTCTCATATTTAATGATTTCATTTTCAATCTTAACATAACCTGGATTGGTGTTACTTACAGACTTTCCTTCAAATGTTGAGAAGTTAGAAGTTGATGCAACACTAATTGTCGTATCTGAAGTTAATAGTTGAACTGATAAAGTACTTGGTGCTACATCACTTTGTACATTCGATATTGAAACTTTATTAGAACTTGAATACATTCCATGATCATATTGATTAACTTTAAAGAAGTTACCTGCATAAATTCCACCAACTGCCGTTGATGATGTGATTGTAGTAGTTGGTCCAAGAGAGTTTAAAGTTCCAGAAGTATCATAGAAAGATAGTGATGCTACACCAACGTTAAACGAATTGCCTTGTACATTAGAAAGGTATAATGTGTCAATTGCATTTGGTGTTCCAGTAATCGTTATACGGGCGTCACGACCACCTATAGGAACAACAGAGGAGGTAACAATACCAACTACGTCACCGACTTTATATCCGTTTCCAGGAGATAAAGTAGATACTGCTACTCCAGTTATAACTCCGCTAGATGCTGTAATATTTAATTTTAGACCTGTTCCACTTCCAGTAATATTAAATGTTTGGACAGTTCCACTTGTGTAATTCGAACCACCGGTGGTAATTCCTACAGAAGTAACTGAACTTCCTGTTCCTACGATATATCCATAAGTATAAGATGCTGATTGAACAGAAACTTTTCTTCCTGTAGTTAATATTCCAATTAAAGATGTATCTGTAATTGTGGTAATACCAAGATTAATTTTTCTTGGAAGAATTGTAATTGGATTTGAATTTAAAGTGGGAATATAACTATTGCTTTGATCTAAGGTTGGGTTATGCAATAAAACACTACCAGAGTTAGAT